GCTTCTAAGCTCGCTGCCCATGAAGCGATGTGTGAAGAACGGTCTAAAAACATCGATGGACGGTTAGAGAAGATAGAAGATGGTATCGAGAATATTAACCACTGGGGAATCGTGATTGGGTTCACACTGATCTGTAGCATGGCGGGTATCCTTGCTACCTTGCTACTAAAATGAGGTACGCATGGCTTACTTTAAACGCGACCGGTTTAGCGGAATTGCACCGGGCGTATCCCCCCGCCTCTTAAATGACCAGTTTGCTCAGACCGCTGAGAATATTGATTTTGAATCCGGGCGACTGACTCCGACTACGAACGACACCGAGGTCTACACCCTACAGAGTGGGCTTCGCCGGTCGATCTACTACTATCGAGATATCAACTGGCTTGAGTGGGACGAGGACGGCGTCAAGGCCGTACCTGGTCCCATTCCAGGGGACACCCTGGCACGCCTGTACTTTACTGGCGACGACTACCCGCGCTACGGCACGGTCAGTACGCTTATATCTGGCAACGCCGGGTACCCGGCCAACAGTTATCGCCTGGGAGTTCCGGCCCCTGCCGACGCGCCGACCATAGTTAAAACCGGTACGGCAGACCCGAATCAGACTCCAGACGATGTCTCTTATGTCTACACCTTCGTAACAGCCTTCGGCGAGGAAGGGCCTCCGAGCCCGGCTACCGCGCCGATTGAGCGCACGGACACCGAAACGGTCACGATTACGATGCCCGCCAACCAGCTGCCGAGTGGCAACTACAACTTCGGCAACGGTTCGTTAAAGCGTATCTACCGGTCCAATACCGGCTCCACGAATACGGCGTTTCAGTTCCTGGCCCAAGTGTCTTTGGCTACTACCACCTACGCCGACACGACCCCGTCAGCAGGTCTTGGGGAAGTGCTCCCAAGCGAGACCTGGATTGGCCCCCCGGACGACAACGTCTCGCTGTACCCGGACGGCCCGATGAAGGGTCTGATAGCCGTGGCAAACGGCGTGTTTGCCGGGTTCACCGGTAAACGGTTCTGTGTCAGTGAACCGTTCCTTCCGCATGCCTGGCCGGTGGATTACCGGATCACGGTCGAGGAGGACATCGTGGCCATCGGGGCCGTGGCCAACGGTGTTGTCGCTCTGACCAACGGCACCCCCTACTTCATCACGGGAACTGACCCCAGTGCGATGACCGCGATTCGTGTTGACCTGCCACAGGCCTGTATCAACGTGAACAGCGTGGTCGACATGGGGTCGGTCCTGTTTTACGCAGGACCAGACGGTTTGTGCGCCGTGAGCAGTGGTGATGGGCGCGTGGTCACCGAAGGGTTGATCTCGTCCAGGCAGTGGTCCGACATCTTCGCTCCGACCTCCTACCGTGCCTTTAGGCACGAGAACACCTACGTGGCGTTCTGGACTGAGGGCGGGGTCAACAAGGGCTTTGTATACGATCCACGGGCCGAGGAAGCAGCCCTCTCGACACTGACCACGGCTAACGCGGTACGCGGCGGGTACATGAATCCGAAGGACGGTGAGCTTTACCTAATCGTCAACAACAAAATTGCCAAGTACCGTGGCAGTAGCACAAAACGCACTCTCACCTGGAAGTCTAAGCAGCTCGTTCTGCCGAAGCCAACCAGCATGAGCTGGGTGTCCGTGCACGCTCAGGCTTACCCGGTTGCAGTGAAGGTCTGGGCGGACGGTACGTTGATTGCCCACTACAGTTTGTCGTTTGCAAACAACACTTACACCCAGACCGTTACCGTACCAAACGGCGCTACGACCGGATCATTACGTGAGCCTGTGATGCGTCTTCCTGCAAAGCTAGCTCAGGTGTGGGAGGTCCAGGTGTCGGGGGCCGTTGAGATCGATGAAGTCTGCCTTGCCCAGAGCATGGATGAGATAGCTGGCTTATGACCAAAGCGCGTACAACAAACGCGACCGAGATACCTGGTTTAGGTAAACCGCCGGGGGATATTTCTCCGGCGCTTCGTAGGTACCTGGAAAGTATCTCTGAGGCTCTGCAGATTCGCCTCGGTCAACGCGGCGATGCCCGCGATCGAGCGGTCACGTTTCGTGAGTTGCTGGACTCTGGTCTTGCTATAGAGCTCGGCAGCAACCCGTATCAAATTGGTAAACCGCCCGCTGATCCTGACCCAGATCCTCCCGCGAACGGTACGCCCACTGCGCCGACAAACTTCTCGGCTAATGGCGGGTACTCGATTGTTACCTGCTTCTGGGACTACCCGAACTACGGGCCGCACTCTCACACGGAAATCTGGCGACATACATCTAACGTCATTGGTAATGCTCAGCTGGTCGGCATTAGCTCTGGTATTTCTTTCATTGACCCGGTTGGGCAGAGCAAGACGTACTACTACTGGGCTCGCCACGTATCTACGTACGATATTGCTGGCCCGTTCCACTCGGCCAACGGCGATGAAGCAGTAACGGCAGCGGATGTCGATGCGCTGCTTACCGTTTTGACCGGGGCTATAACTGAGTCACAGTTGTTTAATACGTTAGGCGAACGGATCAATTTGATTGATGCCAGTGCTTTAGTAACAAACTCCGTTGCATGGCGTGTAGCGCAAGAAGCCACTGCTCGTGCAGCTGCAATTGCTTTACTCGATGACGCTATGGAGTACAACAATGCTACTGCCTACAAGAAAGGCGACATTGTTGTTTACAACGCAAATCTGTATGAAGCTAAAAGCTCGACTACTGGTAACTTGCCAACTAACACTACGTTTTGGACACTTTTAGGTAGCTATACAAGCATAGGCGACATAGTAAAAAACAACGGTTCTAAAATCGTTGAGATTAATACGGTTACATCGGACAGTACTTCTGCAGCAGCGCAAGCTATTGTGGGGTTAAAAAGTACCGTAGAGAATCCGACGACGGGGGTAGTTGCTACTTCTACTGCGCTTGGGGCATTAACTACTAGAGTTTCAACTGCAGAAGGAAACATAGTATCAAATAGTTCATCGATCACTTCGTTGAGCAATGCTGTAAATCACCCCACTACTGGACTTGCTACCAGAGCTTCGTCAACGGCGTTGAGTGCTTTAGATAGCCGTGTAACAGCAGCAGAAGGAGTAAACACTTCGCAATCGACGTCTATTACGTCATTGCAAAATACTATTGATCACCCTACTACTGGACTTGCTACCAGAGCTTCGTCAACGGCGTTAAGTGCTTTGGATAGCCGTGTAACAGCAGCAGAAGGAGTAAACACTTCGCAATCGACGTCTATTACGTCATTGCAAAATACTATTGATCACCCTGCTACTGGACTTGCTACCAGAGCTTCGTCAACGGCGTTGAGTGCTTTGGACAGCCGTGTGACTAGTGCTGAAGGTACGATAACAGCCCAAGGTAGCTCAATTACGGCTCTTCAGAGTACCGTAAATAATGCTACAACTGGTGTTGTGGCCACAGCTAACGCTGTTAGTCTGTTAAACACCGAGATATTTCCTAACGGTACAGCCCAAGCTTCGTACATTGACCAAGTTAACGCTACAGTTGGCGCTAACACAGCGGCTATCCAGGCTGAAGCTACGACGCGTGCAACTGCTGATGGTACTTTGTTCGGGCAGTTCACCGTAAAGGTTGATCTAAACGGGCATGTATCTGGTTTTGGGCTTGCTTCGACGCTTAACAACGCAGCGCCGAGTTCTGAGTTTATTGTCCGTGCTGATCGGTTTTCGATTGCGTCGCCCGGTCAGGCGACAATCGTTCCTTTTATTGTTCAAGCCACTGCTACCACCATCAACGGAGTTGCAGTACCAGCTGGTGTCTACATCAGCGACGCGTTCATTCGCAACGGTACGATCACGAAAGCCAAAATTGGCATCGGTGAGATCGATAACGCCAACATTGCCAGTCTTAATGCGGACAAGATCACGGCGGGCTCAATTGATACTGCTCGTCTTACGATCGACAACGTCACGCTCGACTCGGTTTATGATCCAAGCATTGGCCGCAACCGGCTGAAGATCCGCGATCTCGGCGTTGACGCGGCTCAGATCAATACTGCTGCTATCAAGACAGCAAAGATTGATGATCTCGCTGTCAGCACGATAAAGATTGCTGGCAACGCAATCACGCAGCCCGAGGTGTACACAGCGAATGATGTATACATACCGACCGCGTCTGCGATCATGTTGACGAATAGTGGGGTAAATGAAAGCTACAACTTCGTTGGTTCACATAACGGTGATTACGAGTATCAGTTTCTTTACTTCGACGAGAATGGTATCCCGATATACGACTTCGTCTTTGTAGGGGCAGGGAATGGTGATCACGTTAGGGTTATCACTTATACCGCGCCGACGTTTGCAAACGCGATCACCGTCATAGAAACCCCAACGGTAACTGTGGGCGTTGACGCTACCGCCGCTGTGCAGATTGTGTACTACGCAACGCACGACGGATCAATCTACACGTACAACGATTCCGGTCAGCATATATTCATGCTTCTCGACACCGGCGTTGGGTATCGCCTTGTGGCGCAGCAGCAAGTAGGACTTCGCACTGACAGTGGTGCAGACACAATGGCTTCTCTTCCGATTGCTATGACCTTTACGGCAAGAAACATTACGACTGCAAGAATAAAAATTTTGACTGGTAGTCGTCGTGTAGATTTGTCAATGGGAAACGGAAGCAACCCGTGCTGGCTGCGTAACAGCACTATCTCGCTGCTGGGTGCAAAAAGATGAGTTTCATGGCTGTGTTTGATACAGACGGTAGATGCAAGTACGTACTCGACGGCAGTCCAGAGTCTATCGATGTCAGCAGTGAAGCGGCTGTTGTCTACACGGACGAAAGGATCAACCCGAACGACGTGTGGTATGACCACACCGCTAGCAAGATGCTGCCGCGTACTCCGTTCAGGGTATCCATTGGGCAAAACAAGATTGAAAGGATACCAGCCGGGACCGTGATTTATGTCGGCTCGGAGTTAGTAGTAATGAACGAGAACTCGATTGAGTTTGAGGTGGACTACACGCAGACTGTTGTTGCGACGCTGCTGAATGTACGTCACCTAGACAGAACCGTGGAGGTGCCGTGTGAAGCTCAGGGTTAAGCAGGACTACGCCGAGCTACGGCGGAATGCGTATCCGGACGTCAAGGATCAGCTTGACGCCTTATGGAAAGGCGGCGCGGCTCTTGAAGAAATGGCTCGCAAGGTTGCCGCCGTTAAAGAAAAGTTCCCTAAACCAGTTGGAGAAGACAATGCACAAGGGTAAGAAATGCGTGCTTAATGCTCCGGTTAAGCCAATTAAGATGGAAAAAAAGAAGCCGTCTAAAGGCTACTCTGCCCCTAAAAAGAAAGGGTAAAATTACCGTCTATGAAGTGAGGGGGCGGTATGCCTGGTGTTAAGCGGATTAGTGACGGAATCCCAAAGGCGTTTAGCCTAGCTGGGCATAACATTGAAATAGTTAATATCCCCCGCAGGAAATGGAAGCATGGCAAAGATTGCGTAGGAATGTGGCTGCCAGAGCAGTACAGGATTGAGTTACTGGCGTCACTTAAAGGAACATACAGGCAGCAGGTATTTCTGCACGAGGCGGTCCACGCAATTCTTGACGTGGCCGGTTACTACGAACTTTCAGCAGACGAGCCGCTCGTGGATCGAGTGTCGCATCTGTTGCATCACATGTTGATATCGATGGAGTGAGTTTGCTTATGGAAGATGTGGTCAATAAGCCGAAGCATTACAACACTGGTGAGATCGAGTGTATCGAAGCTATAAAAGCTAGCATGTCTCCTATTGAGTTCAGGGGTTATCTGAAAGGGAATATCCTGAAGTACTTGTGGCGATACAACTATAAGGGCAAGCCAGCCGAAGACGTTGATAAGGCAGCGTGGTACCTAGCTAGGTTGCAGGAGGAGTTAAAAAATGGTTATGGCTGGCGCAAATGGCTATGACGCAGGTTGTAAAAGCGTAGTCGGCCGTCTCTTGTGCGCTTGCGTATTAGTGCTGGCATGGCACGCTATTCTGATATAAAACAAAATAAGAGTAAGAAGAAGAGCCGGGTGAGATAGTTGGGTTTGCTCACTCTAGGCATCCGGTGGAGGCCACACATTGCTGCTGGCCACACCCGGCTCCCCTAAAACGGACTGGAGTAGTAAGAGACGACAGTCTGCAGTGCTTTTACGTATTCGTCAATCTTTTGGACGTC